TCATCTGACATCATTTCGCAACTTTTATAATCTAATTGCAATACAGCTTGGTCGCCATTATACAATTCTTCAAGCCATCTTTTAAACTGGATGAACTCGATGTCTCTGTCATTGTGATGAACGCCAATCCAAACACGAAAATGAAAGATATGGCGATGAGGATGGCCAAGGAACGAAACGTCATATTTGTCTCCTGTTGCTAGGTTAGGATCTGTTAATGCTGCTGGATATTTATGAATACCTTCTTTACGAAAGGTTATCCATATCATTTTATTAGGTCTGATATCTTGTTTGATAATCATAATTGAGTATCCTGTGTATATTGATCCCAATGAGTGTACTTAGTTTTACGCATTAGATCATGTAATTGATGTGTCCATACTCCAGGATTAGTAGATCCCCAAGTACGATCGTCGATCTTTAGTGTAGTATTATAGTTATAAAGTTTAATGTAAGGTAATTTTACACTAATCATTGGAATAAATCTATTACTTTCGCACCAACCTTCTTCATGTATTTCTTCAGCATACTTAACGTCAAAGTCTAAACAGACCCAATAGCCTGCTTCTAAGCAGCCTTGAATTCTGTTATCCCAAATTTTCCAGTCATCATAAGTTTCTGGATTGAAACTTTGACTAGTGCCAAAGTAAATTTGTTTAATGCGTTTAGATTCGTCTTCATAGCTTTGACTATCTTCTGCGATAGCCAAAATATCTTTTAGTGAAGGAGTACCTACTACAAATAATGTTCTCATGCCGTAAGCTACGGTGTGTTCGACTTCGTAGCCTGTAAAGTAAGTAACACCTTGTCGTTCTTCTGTATTCAATCCCATTTAATATAGCCTCTACTGTAGCCTTGTGGTCGATTTAGTCCATCTCCGAATGCTTGTTGCCATTCAGTGTTGCGATTATAACACTTGGACCAGAATGTGTCAACTTTTAAATTATTAGTTTTTATCCAAATTCTTGCGTTAGACATTGCTTCGATAAATCCCGGATGTCTTGGGCTAGGCATGACAATAGTATTGGCATTCCAAAGTAATTGTCCAAATGTAGTAGTAATTGAATCTTTTTCAGCTGCGATTACCCATAATCCACGCGGCGCCAGCAGATTTTGTTTTAATACTAAATCGTGTTCGCGTATGTCAATGATAACATCATATTGATCTAAACTAGGTTCACTGACCAGCACACCTTCCTTGTTCCAAAGTTCACGATTACTATTGCCCCATACTTCTAGTGTTTCGAATCTGATGTATTCTAGTTTAATAGTATTGTAAGCTACCCAAGCAAGAAATCCGCTGCCAATAATTAAACAACGACCGTGACTTTTGCCTCTAATCATATCTATTTGTTGTTTAATAATATTAACACCGCAAGCAACAGGTTCTAGAATGTATTTAGGATCAGCTTCGGGTACAGAAATAAATTCGTGCTTTCGAACATTATAGTAATCAGCATAAGCAGGTTCGCCTCTAGTGGCCACGTAGTCGCCTACAGAAACGTTCATCATATTTTTACCCACGCGAGTAACGATACCTAGCCCTTCGTGACCGTTCATATGAGCAGGCAATGTAGGAAACTTACCTGCCATCATATCTATGTCACTACGACATACTCCAGTCATTACAGCTTTAACTTCGATTTCGTCGTCTGTGGGCTCAGGTTTAGTCCATTCTTCTTCTACAAACTTACCATCGCCATAGGTTCTAAGTAATCTAACTTTCAAAAGTTCTCCATTTTTTCGTGAATCCAATAGTCTATTGTATTTTGTCTATTCCAAAATCTGTCATTATCTAAATTAGATACAGCATCCTTAATCATACGTTCATAAGCATCTTCTGGACAGAGGCCTAGTTCGTATGTAAATGTGCTATTACCAAAATCCATTTCGATATTTCTCTTGTCTTTATCTAGTGTTCGCCAGTCTGCGGTTAATTCCCATTTATTCGCAAATTTTATTGTGGCAAAATCATCTACGTCGTAGGTACCATCAGGATTTACTGTACCATACTCTGTGTTTAATAAGTCTTTTAAATGATATCTCATTAAACTAGAACGACCGTTTGTGCTAGTGACTAGCCAATCAGGATTCAAAGCTACATATAGACTCAGTAAGTGCGGCATTAGATCACGACTAACTCCACCGTAAGACAGTTTTCTCGTAGTGAACCAACTACCAGGACTAGGAACACGGTCGTGATTTAACCAATTTAGTCTTACTCTGTCAGCTGACTGTGCTGACTCTTGTAATTCTTTTATATTACTGCGCCACATATTATTCTTGACCATCATAAAACGTGTATCAGGAAAACTATGTACAAGAGTCATCCAATTACTAGCATTGGCGACACCAGGTTTTTCTATAAAAACAATTTTACAATCGTGAGCAATTTTAACAGCTAATTGAAAATGCGTATAATTTGGAGTACAAATATGAGCTGTATCGAAAGGACCACGTGCCATAATAGCAGATATAGCATCTGGAAAGTCGGCACTTTTATTAATATCTGGATCTACGGTGACAATTTCGTTGCCTAGATTAGTCAAAACTGTTTTGTATAGTTGACCAATCCCCATTCCTATAATTAGGCTTTTCATTTAATATTAAGTTCTTCTCGAAGAATGTTTTCTACTAGTTCGTTTAAGGTGATGTCCTGTTCATGTGCCATTCTGAACAGTTTGTTCATAAGATTTTCAGGAAGATCAAGAGGAACTTGAACACGTTCGTCGTAATCGATACCCATTACAATATGAGTAGCTTTTTCGAGAATATCATCAGCAACGTCAATGTCAACGTATTTTACATCATCATACGCTTCTTTATGATCTAAACCACGACTTTTAGATTCGTTTTCGTAAATTTCACGCCAGTCTGGATGAACCCATCGATAGCTATTTTGTTTACTGTAATCGTGTGCCTCAAACTTATATACAGTAGTATTTTTAGTATCAAAAACGATACCAACACTAAATCCGTTATGATCCCCGTTCCAGCAATCTAAACTATGAGCATTTGGACCAAAACATTTCCAAAGATAATCGCTTCCTTCGGTAATACGATAATCCACACACTCCATAAAATCTTTAATAGTAATCATTCTATACTTTCTTCAAGTTGATCAAGTTTGGATTCATCTAGCGAATTTTCATCAGATTCTACTACAGGTGTTTCATCTACGTCAAACAGATTGGCAAATGTTGTTGAACTATTAATTGTTTTCTTTCCTGTCGCTCCTCTAGTGCCAGGAATTGACATCCAAAATTTACTATATTCTTCTACAATGGTATCGGCTATACCCCTGTCACTAGTAGCAAATATAGCTTCTACTACATCTTTAAAATATGTTCTTTCAAATTTTTCGTCCACTAACATAGCAGGACATAATCCAGCATCATATTGACGATTAGCTTCTTGTACACTGTTTACATGCTGCCATACATTATGACCCATCATAATAGCATAACTAAAACTATCCCAACTGGTTTTGCCTTCTTTACCTATTTTATTTAGGTCTCCTGGTTTGTATATACAAATATCTTTGATAGGAACGTTCTCCATTACCGGACTATTAGTAAATGTTCTTCCATTAAAAATATTATCTGTGTTTACAGCGTCTATAAATTCTCTAATATCTGTAGCATACTTTTTATCATCAGCACTAGGTAACATTCTGTATAACCATTTTTTACGATCCTCGATTTCAGTAGACACGTAAATTTGACCATTAGCTGTTGCTAAGAAAGGACTGGCACAGTCAAAACTAATAGTAAACTGATCGTTATGATATTTTCTTACAGCACGTTGGATGTCAGTTAATAGTAATGCCCATTCTAGTTTACTTGTTCCTAGAAAGTGCATCCAATCATGTTGACCTTTTTCTAATAGACCATCGAATCTTAAAGCCACAAGACGTTTAAGTACAAGATGAACATCGCACATATTCTGTCCACCCATTGCCCACCCGTTAAAGGCTCGGTCGCCATAGATAGTCGTATCGCAATACTTTTTCATTCGAGAGTACCAATCGTCGGCATCGGTATGATTTTCTCCTTGTAATACATTAAGGAATTTACAATTGCTATTACGATTATTAATAAAGTATTCGTTATTGATATATGTGCCTTGTACAGCTTCGATATAGCTAGTAATACCTGTAGCTTTTTGACCGGCAGGACTACGACTTACCCAAGCAGGAATGTCTAAACACATACCGTAATCCATTAAAGCATCCATCCATTTAAGTACTTGCTCTCTTTTCTTTTGTGCTTTAGGACAATTAGCATCTTTCCAATCACCCTCCCACTTTCCTTTACCAATCTGAAATCCTCCAGAGTCTCCTAATACCCAACTAGTGCCTCTGTTTCGATTTCTAAACATATCTTCGCCTTCGTCATTTTTGTTTAGATCGAGATTAGCATGACCGGCACTATAAAGACAATGATCATAGTAAAAAAGTCCTTTGTCTGGATCAAGATAGTTTAAACTTTCTACACCGTTTTTCCATGCTGCGGGTATGCGAGCTGGATCTACATAATTGCTAAAACGTTGTTTACCTATGAAAGTAGCATAAAAGCCGCTAGTAGCGGGTAAAAAGTATGCGTAGTCTTTTTGTGCTGTAGTTAAATTTTTATTCATTTTGCTTCTAGTTTATCTAATAGCGAGCTTACTTTTACATCTATTTGATTAAATGCTTTGGCAGAGAATGTATCACCAGCACTAGTTCCACTAACAATAGTGCCAGGAGGAAATGCTCCTGGCAACACAGTAGGCCATTGTGTTTGTCCAGGTGGGTAAGGCAACGGACTTGTTCCAGGAGTAGGTGTACTAGGCGCATAAGTTGATCTGTAAGCACCAGCACCTTCCAAATTACTCAGTCTCTTATTAAGGTGTTGTATGTCTTCTACTAATCTACGTAATGGACCTTTACGTAGTCCGTTTGGGTCTTGTTGAGCATTGACCATGGCACTAATTAGTACTAAATTTTTTAACGCACGTTGTACTGCCGGATTATCTGAACTCATTGCTGTATCAAATAAATCTACGAATGTTTCTAAATCAAAGTCTGCTTGATCTTTTTCTCTCATACTCATTATAACCATCCTCCCGCTCTCGCGATTCCAATTATACCCACCAAGATCCAAAAGCCATTTAATAACGTATATGCTTTGTCTTGTTTTAGTGTTGCGCAATAAGTTAATAGTATAGCGTCTATAGTATTAAAAATCCAAACAAACATGAATGGACTAGCAGGACCTAACCAAGACACAAGAGTAAAACTTATAATACGCATTATAACTCCTAACATTTCCATCTCTGGAATATGTGTTTTGATAAAATTTAATATAGGTGTTATCATTTTGTTTGTGCTGGTAAAATATAATCATAACTAGCCAGTCCGCTATTCACTGTAATCATCATAGCACCCTGGTCACTGATTTTCATTATTTTATCACCGTCTAAGTTTAAGATACTCATAACTTGAGTAACAGGCCAACTCCATAATTGTTTTAATTTGCCTTTAACACCTGCTTCAAATACAAAACTTCCGGCATGAGTATTAGCATCACCAAAATAAAATACTAGATTGCCGCCATCTGTTTTAACTTGAAAAACACTTTCTTCGTTGTGTGCTTGAGCTTGAAGTTTTAATCTAGCGATAGATGCCATGCTAGGTTCGAACTCGATATCCCACTGAGCTCCTTTAAATTTTACACTTTTAAGTTTTTCATTAACGATTTGTTGATTCATAAAACGATAATCATTAACAAAGTCTCCTGTAGAGTTTTCAAAATGTAAATTTACAGGAATAGTTTCGCCATTGCGTTCTGCTGTTATAACTTCGATCTTGGCGTTTTCTTTGTACTCGGGATTACGGAGATGTAAGTTTAATTTATCAAGATTTGGCATTCCAAATGTTCCGTTAAATTCTGCTACTGGACTATTTGTCTTAGCATTGATAATTACACTACGATCCTCGGCCATTGACTCTATTAAAGTTTCTGCTTCAGTACCTGTAATTTTTACTAAAGGAATATTACCTAAAGTATGTGTGTGCGACACGATGTCTGTTAAAATGTCTTTCATTTATTTTCTCCTTATGTTATTTAGGTTTAGAAGTCAAAAAGACTATTAAAAGTATTTTTTTCTTCTGTACTGCTGATGTTCCAATTTAATACTCCAATAAGATTTTCTAATTTTTTATCCACAACAGTTGCCTCCATTTCGGAATGATCAAAAGGCAAATCTTTAAACCATTGGGGTAATCTAAGTTCATCTACTGGATAAGCTACACTAGAATACTCTAATGGATTGTCTTTTAATTTACAAACAATGACTTTCATGCCGTCTACAATGTTCATACTATATTTGTCATCCATCATACGTTTTAATGTATTCCAATTAATACTAGCTCTTACATGTCCAGGCATATTAGCTTTACCTTGACGTTTTTCTTTGGCTTCGTATTCAGTAATATTGTTAGCACGTTTAGGCGAACCTTTTTCCCATCCTGGTCTTGCCTTAAACGCTATTCTGAATTCAGTAATATAATCTAATACTTCTTGTTCTTCTGCTCCAGTGAGTACCATTTCCAATATTTCACTTAGAAAGTTTTGTATGAATTCAGGAGTATCGCTACGTTTAAGATCCAAACCCATAGCTTTTATTTGTCCTGGTTTGCCATCTTTGTCTACACGTTTACCTTCTTTGTCGTAATAAAGTACAGCATATCGTTTCTTTGTAATAAACAAGGCTTTGCTACCTACGATTTCTCTGCCTGCTTTAATTACTTCGCCTCTTGTTCTAGGACAATGAAACGCATCCTCCATAAACTTGGCAAAAGTTTTGTTTACTTCTTCGCCAATTTGGTCATACAAAGATATTACTGTTTCCCTAGTCCACGGAATTTTTTCAGAATCAATTTCACGTTTAAGCGTCGAATAAGCAGAAAAATAGCAGCTATCAGTATCACCATAGATAATAGCTTTTCCGACATGGTTATATTCTCCGGTTATAATTTCATTTACTTTAGATGCCATATGTTTAGCAATTTGTCTTCCGACTAATGTAGTTGACTGTCCAATTCTTTTGTCAAAGAATCTACAGCCCGGATTTAGAATTGCTCCATATAAACTATTTAGGTTAATCTTTTTAACTAACTGTCTTTTATCCCAATATTCTTCTTCTATCTTGTTTCCGTTAGCAATACATTCTTTAAGTTTAGCTTGCATTTCTTTACGTTCAGCATACCATCTCTTTAACAGTCCAGGGATGATGCCTTCTTTTTCGTATGTAAAGATTGTACCGTTACTGCTTAACATGTAAGGTTGATTACTATCGAATATTAATCTATATACTTCTGCCGCACTTAATATTTCACTGGATCCTTGCTCCCAATCGATAGTAATGTCAGTACCTATTTCTTTATTCATTACTGCTTCGTACTCTAATGTACCAAACTTTCCTTCCCAGGCAGCAGCAAAACTTTTACCTTTGAACATTAATTGATTAATATATTCATTAGTCATTGTTTGACGCAGTTGACCTATAATAGTTTCAGGACCCATGTTTAAGGCTCTAATGGCACTAGGGTAAAGACTATTAATATCTAAACTTCCTACCCAGTCTTGAATTCCTTCTTTGGGATAGGCAACATATGCTCCTGCTGCTGCTGTGTCTTCGCGTTCACTCATCTTAGTTCTATTAGGAACTTGAAATCCTCTACGATGAGCTTCATTAATAATAGCTTGTTCTGTAACAGCTACAGCACCCATGGTAGTTTGTAGTAATACTGTGTTTTCATGTGCCAGTTTATTACTAAGATCGAGAAATTTTAGTTTTTTATCTAGTTTGTCAATTAGTAAACAGTCTTGTCTGTTGTAACGAATGAATTCTTTAAAATCATTATTGTATAATTGATCTAACGTTCCTTCATAGGGTATTTTATTTTCTCCGAGTTCGTATTCCGCGATGGCATCCAATCTATAGGAGTGTCTTTCTTCGTATGTGTACTTACGGTATAGTTCGAGGTAATCAAGATGTACCCGTCCAACCAAGTCATAGGTTTGTGCTGTTTTTCCGAATTTTTCATATTCTCTTCTTCTAGGATGTAAGTCCCATAAGCAAAATCTTCTTGTATCATCCTTGCTTAAGACTTTTGTTACACGATTTACAGTATAAGGAATATCAAACCCTTCACTGTTCCAGCCAGTTAATATATCAGCATCTTGAATTAGATTAAGAAATGTATCTAACATTTCTGCTTCGCTAGTAAACAAGTGCGTATTAGGAAACTCTTCTACTTGTTTTTTAGCTTCTTCCATAGTTAATCCTTTAGGAGGAATAGCCAAACATACTAAAGTATCTAACCATTGTAAATGTATAGCGATAGCAGTGATAGGCATGAAGGCATCATCTGGACTAGCATACCCTCTTTCTGGATCAAAATCTACTTCGATGTCAAAAAATGCTGCGTTTAATTTTGGAGCATCTTGATTTAGATAGTTTTCGCTTAAACAAACAAATAAAGGGTTTATGTCTGCTTCATAGAGTTTTTGATTTGAATGTATTTTTAATTCTCTATGAAAATCTTTACTGGTTTTACAAACTATTCGTGTTAGTGGTTCTCCATAAATGCTAGTATATTTTCCCCTAGCATCAGGATAGTAAAAGGTATACTTGATAGGAAATTCTTTGAAAACTCTTTTGCCTTCGTTGTTTCTTTCTACAACATGTATGACATCAGAGTCGCGATTAAAATATGCGTCTACGTACATCTATTCTCCATATATGCGATTTACGGCTCGCAAACACCACGGTAATCATTTATGGCTGATTAAACCTTGCTCTGAGATATTTAGTAAAATTACTTAAGAAGTCAGAAATTTTTTCACATAAGATAGCAATGTTAAGACATATTGCTAAAAATATAAACATTACTAGCCCCATACTAATCCAACTTAGTAGTATTTCAAAAAATATCTGAGCTATCATAACATTCTAATTAATCCAACTATATCAATAGTTACTAATAAAAGATAATTTGCTAACATCCCAAACGACCGGCGAGTCCAAGCTGCCCAACCGTACATAGCACAACCGCTAATCCAAATAGGATAAAGAATAAGCAACGGTGGATTAGGGACGGTTGCTGCCATAGCGATACTACAACCAATACTAAGGACCCAAGCAAACAACTCGACAGTAAAACGTATACGATTAGATCGCCAATCATCTTTTATCCATTGAAATATGTTATAAACAATATCGTTCATTAGTCTTGGGGCAGATTTTTAGTCGCACCAAGAATATTTTCAATTTCGTCCCACTCTTCTTCATGTACTCGCCAATTATCTTTATGGGCAATTTTAATTGCTTTATTGATAATACTAGGTTTTAGATTCAATTCTTCGGCTACCGCTTTAACTGTTTCTTTCAATCCTTCTTGTAGATCTTCGATTTCTCTTAAAACGGTTGAACCTTCGTTAATTAGTTTTTCTAATTTAGATTTTTCTTCAGGGCCATACATTCTGCTCATAGCAATCTCCTTTTTTTGTATTATAAAAATATTAATAACTAAAGTCAACACAAATCTAACCAAAATTTATTGATTTTTTAAAGTTTTGGTGTTACTATAATACTTCCGTTAACACACTAATTAAGGTTATGAAAACTAAAATATTGGTTGTAAGTTTGTTAATTGCTCAAAATGCAATGGCTTTTAATGACAGTCCTACTGAGCCGTTTGATACCAGTGCGAATTTAACAACTGTTAGTACGATAACTTGGCGTACAGTAAACGATGTACAAAAAACCTGCGAAGCAGAAAGCCGTAAACGCGGATTTAAAGGGTTTGGTTACAGTTTACAAGCCTGTAGTTTTTTTGATGGCAATCAGTGTACTATTATAACTGGTAAAACTACTAACATGCATACAGTTGGTCATGAAGTAAGACATTGCTTTCAAGGCAATTGGCACTGATAAAAAACCGCCTTTCGGCGGTTTTTATTTGAGTCCTGATAAAAATCTAATTGTATCTAGTTCTGTTGATTCTGCTGTTTTATTAGGAACCAATTGTCCAGCAGTATTAATTATCATTCCTAGTTTCTGTATTTTTTGATTTAGTGTTACCAATTCCATACCACTAAAATCACCTATTAATTCTTTGCCTAATTCTCTTGATCCGCCCCAGGCCGCTTTGTAAGCATCAGAAACAGCGGTTAGTTCTTTAGCATTTTTAATAGAATCGATCACTGCGTAAACAGCTTGTTCGTCTGTTCCTGGTCCGCTAATAGCCTTACTAATAGCTAATGCTTTACCTTTTGGGTCATCAGGAATAGCTGCAGGCATTCCCGCTCCTCCAGGAGCAGGTCCTTTACCCGGGTCGGCAGTTTTAACTCCTCCAATAGGGTTTCCAGTTTTAGTATCGTAACCATATTTTTTCATAGTGTTTATGTACTCTGGACTACCGATGTATACATTGCCACTTCCTGGCGATACTCTGACATTATAAGCAGTGCCTACACCTCGCATGGCTTCGTATTCATCTTGCTGTTCTTTGGAAATTTTCCTTCCAACTACATAAGTATCAAAATATTTTTGATTACCATTGGCTGTTTCAGGACCCCATTTGCCGTCTACTGCTACTTTGATTCCTTTAGAATTTAACCAATGCTGAAATGCTCGTGTTCCAGCATTTCCAGACCTTCCAGGTTTAGGAGCAGGCTTTGTATCGGGCTTATTATTAGGTACGGGATCGTTTTTTCCATCCGCAGCAGCAGTAGCAACATAAGAATCGGCTCCATATCTTTGAGCTAAATCTTCTGCGTCATCTTCGACAATGTATCCAAAGTCTTCTACTAATGTTTGATAAATTTTTTTCATTTTAAATCCTAAACTTTGCTCATTTCAAGTAAACAAGGGTAGCGAATCCTATTTACTAAGGCAGAAGCCGCCTACGCACCATAGCGGTCCTAAGGTGAGTTCTTATGTTCCGCCGCCTACTAATTTATTACGAAGTCCTTTTTGACTTTTTTCTTTTGAAGACCCTAGTAATGATCCTTTAACGTCTACGGTATCTTGACCTTTTAATTGTCCAGCATCGCCGATTTTTTGTATACCTTCATTTTTACTGGTAGGTTTTTGACCACTTACTCTCTTACTAGCACCTTCGATGCCCTTCATTCTTTTACTCATTCCTGGTTTAGGCATGCCATGAACTGGATCTACAGTTTTATCTAAATATTTCTGTGCTGTACCTTTGCTGATTTCATTTACAGCACTTTCTTTAGGTACGCAATTTGGAACGGTGCGTCCATTTTTTTGTTTTGTACCTACAGGTTTATATCCCTTCCAACAAGGATTATCTTTTGGGTCACGTAATCCTTCTTCTACTTCTTTACATTTACAACCTGGCTGATGTGGTCCCGAGATAGGACTTCTGCTATCAGTTGGAGGAGCACTATAGTATTCTTCTAATTGAGAAATTTGTTCATTCAAATTGTCACGTATTCTAATTAAGTGTTCTAAATCTTCTTTACTTACTATAGGTTTGCCTGTAGGATCACTTTTTGCTGCTTTACCAATCCTAGTCGCTTTCCCCTTACCAATTTCTCCTTTCATAGCAATATGTTTGCTACTGAAATCAGTTTTTTCACTTTTTCTTGGCTTGTGAGATTTACCTTTGGTAACTTCGCCGCCTTTTGACAAATAATCTTTTACAGCAGCATCTACATCAGCAGTTTTTTCATTCATTTTTGCTACTACTCTTTCTGCTAATAGTTGAGCACGATCCTTATAACGCTGTTCTGATTCTTTAATTTCTTCTTCTACTTTTTTAAAGTATTTGCCAATCATACTAGGAGTAGCATCTTTACTTTTGTTTAATATTGGACTAGTGATATCTTTACGCGGCTCTTGATAATGTTGGACAGCCATTTGCTCTGCCATACTTAATCTGTTTGTTGTAGACTCTGTTATAATAGATAAAAACTTCTTCATATCTCCAGAAGAAGTTTTTGATTTAGTATCCGCTTTGTCTACAGCGGCAAGGATTTTTTTCATGTCCATAATTATTTTGCCTTTTTCTTAGCAATCGCGATGGCTGCTTGTTGTTTTAAATTTTTTGCTTCGCTCATACTGCCGCACTCTTTTAAACCGTGTACTGGACAAGATTTTCCTTTAGGACTTTGGTTACATTTATCAGAAGCTTCTTTTACCTTTTTACTGGCACGTAGTTTAGCAAAGTCGCTTTTTTCTAATTTACCATCTTTGTCGGCGTCTAATTTTTTCTGACCACCTTTTAATTCTTCTTTAACTTTTTTATCTTTTAAAGCCTTTTTCATTGGCTCTTTTTTGTTACCGTCTTTGTCGAAGTCAAGATAATCTGGCTTAGCCGATTCTTTAACTTTTTTATCCTTCTTCTTGCCTTCATCTTCTTCATCATCCTTATCAGCTGCTTGTTTACTACCACCATAACGACCGCCAGACTTTTTGCCTTCGCCACCGCTAGGTTGAGGACCTTTTTTGTCTTTTAGATACTTTTCCATATCATCAAAGCCTTCTTCGACCTTGTCAGCTGCTTTTTTAACTTTTTCGGCTTGTTTCTTAGCTTCCATAAGTTTTTGTTGAAAAGCTCGACGAACACTTTCACTATAAACGTCGCTATTTTCTAGTTTTTCTCCGTAATCAGAAGCTTTCATTTCATACTGCATAAAATGATATACACTAGAAACGTAATCAGCAGCTTTGGTAATTTTAGCCTGTACCCAACCTTCTAGCTCTTGTCCTTCATGAATCATTTTAAATAATTTCATGCTATAATTTGCTAACTTGTATAGATCAGCACGAGCCATAGCAGCTTCGTGTTTAT